AAGTAAACTAGATAAACTATTGAGAGCAACGAATGAAACAAAAGAAACCGTTGTTGCCAAGAATGAAACAGAATTAGAGATCGCTAAAAAACAAATGGATGATGAGTACGATTTAAGAAAAGACAATCTAGGTAAAGAGTACAAAGAAGACTTTAAGAAACTAGAGAAACTTATCATACCTCTATTAATCAAATTAGCAAAATCACCCGAGGCCTATATTCACTGGCCAAACAGAGCGGAAGTAATCGAAGCACAATTGAAAAAAATTGTACAGATTACTCGTGGAAAATAATCAACAAAGGATAATAAATGAAACTGAGCAAGAACTTTAGCTTAAAAGAAATGACGACTAGTCAAACAGCTGAGCGTAAGGGTATTAATAATAATCCTAATGACGATCAGATTACAGGATTACAAAAGTTATGTGAAAACATATTGCAACCTGTCCGAGATCAATATGCTACACCAGTGACAATATCAAGTGGGTTTAGAAGTGAAGAATTATGTGTTGCAATTGGCAGCTCAACTAACTCACAGCACGCTAAGGGCCAGGCTGCCGACTTTGAAATATTTGGGACTCCGAATGCTGAATTAGCAAAATGGATTATAGAGAATTTAGATTTTGATCAATTAATATTAGAGTATCACAATCCAGATGAACCTAATAGCGGTTGGATTCATTGTTCGTACAAGAGTCCTACTGATAATAGAAAACAAACATTGAGAGCATTCCGAAACGATCAAGGTAAAACTCAATATGTTGAGTACAATCCTAACTGAACGCTTGGTATAGTCACTAAAGACGAAATGAATGATATGCTGACGCACCATAGAAGCACATAGCTTGACCTTTCCGAAGGTATGTGATATAATACAGTATGAATAAATTACACGAATATATGAAAGCTAATCATAATATGAGAAGCTTTACCCATGTACCACAAGAAAAAAAACAATTAAACTTAATTACTGAAACAATTAAAGGTAAAAGATTTTATGTTTTACCTAGTGGTGATAAGTATCCCTCAATTACAACTGTGCTATCGGCTAGAGGCAATGAAGGTATCGCAAGATGGCGTGAGTCAGTAGGCGAACAGGTTGCAAATACTATTATGAGAAATGCGGCTAAGAGAGGCACAGCCGTACACACACTAACAGAAAACTATTTAAACAACGAAGAACTATCACAACAAGGTGTTTTACCTACTGCGTTATTTACCATTCTAAAAACTGAACTGGATAAGATAAATAATATAGTAATGCAAGAAGGTGCTTTGTACAGCGACAAATGGGGTGTTGCAGGTCGAGTCGATTGTATTGCAGAATATGAAGGCAAATTATCAGTAATAGATTTTAAGACATCTACCAAAGATAAGAAAGAAGAATGGGTAGAAAACTATTTTATTCAAACTTCAGCCTATTGCGAAATGTATGAAGAACTTTATGATAAAGCAATCGATCAGATAGTGATATTGATTGTAACCGAAGAAGGTTCAACTCAAACATTTATTAAAAACAAGAAAGATTATTTACCCCTACTAAAACCAGCAATAGAGGAGTTTCACAAGAAATTTAAAGAAGATGGGAAAACTAATTAAAACTATATGTGGACTATTTTTTATATTATGTTTATCCAGTAAATCACACGCAGGCCCACAAGGATTATCAAACTATCCTTGGCAACTACAAGATATGCCAATATGGTGTGGACCATTAGAAATGGTTAACGAAGCATTAAAAAATGAAGGTTATGTAGAGTTTGAAATTGCATTTGGTAGAATAGCAGCAATGCCGACAGGTGAGATTGCTTATGCAGTAATGACTTATGCTTCAAAAGATATTGAAGGACACATTATAAGAACAATGGAAACACCTGCTCAAGGAGAGAAGTGTGTATTAGAGGTTTTATACAACTATAAAGTTGTTGAAACACCTAAACCAAAAACGAATTAATTGTTGATAAGAAGACAATAACTTTTAGGGACCTGGGTGCAATACCCAGCCACTCCACCATTCAAACAATGAAATTTGAGGGGTGGAAATAGGATCGACCATCAGGTAAAACTTCTAGGAGATTGATCGCTAACACCGTACTGTTATTTAAATGCTGACTCACAAGGTTTCGCATTAGCGGCTTAGGTCGTTAGGGGTTTGCCTGTACCTCGCAACAGAAACAGGCTTGACAACTAGTAATTAATGTAGTATAATATAACATATGACAGATACAATATTAACACCTAATAAGTTTGCTTTAATTGTAGAAAATATAGTTAAAGATAAGAAAATTAGTTATATAGACGCAATTTTAGACTATTGTACTGATAACGAAATTGATCCTGCTAACACTAGATCAATGATAAATAAAACACTAAAAGAAAAAATTGCCTACGAGGCACAAAACTTAAATATGTTGAAGGAGAAGGTAGCAAAACTACCATTTTAAATTATGTTTGACGATAAAATAAATATGCAAGTACCCCATGTCCATTTTAGAGTAAGGGAATTAGGCGATTGGGTTGATACAAATACAGATACTTACTTCAAAGACAAAAGAGTTATAGTATTCTCTTTACCAGGTGCATTTACACCAACTTGTTCTAATCAACAATTACCAGGTTATGAATTAAAAGCAGATGTGTTTAAAGAACACGGTATAGATCAAATTTATTGTATGTCAGTAAATGATTCTTTTGTTATGAATGCTTGGGCACAAGATCAAAAATTAGAAAATGTAAAAGTAATACCTGATGGCAATGGTCAATTCACACAAGAAATGGGAATGCTTTGTCAGAAAAGAGATAAGTGTTTCGGTGAAAGATCATGGAGATATGCTATGATTGTAAATGATGGTATCATTGAAGCAATGTTTGTTGAACCAGGTAAAAAAGATGATGCTGAAGAAGATCCTTACGGAATGTCTTCACCAGAAAATGTATTAAAGTATCTACAAAACTTTAAAGGTTAAGGGTGAATGGTTTTGAAGTTTATAAAATATATCTGGCAATCAAATTACATTTTACAAGTAAGAACCAGAGTTATGACTACCATAAACATCATGGTCGAACAACGGCAAGGATGGATACATTCACTAAAAGAAGGGACAGATATTTTTTTCACAAACTTAGCAGAACTTATAGCGATAGTGATGTCACTAATTATTTTATCAGTAATTTTGTTTCTAACACTAATCTTTGGATTGGGGATATTATTGGTAGAGCAGGTGATGATAACTATAAAACGTGGTCAAAAAAAGTAGAGGCATTACATTATTACTATGAACAAGATATTGATTATATATTAAGTATGATAACAAAGAAATTAAGTTTTGATGATTTGTTTACTTCTAAAAATAAACAACACCCACCGATACTTAAATACTTCTTATCTAAAAAGATAAATTTTGAAACGCTTATAATATTAGATGACATATTAAAGTTTTCAAAAAGACTAAACAAGGACATAAGTGAGAAAGTATTATGGCCTAAACTGTGTGATAGAATGATAAGATATAAACCTTTCATGTCATACAATATAACAAAATATAAAATGACACTAAAAAATAAGATAAAGGATATGTAATGGCAAAAATGAGAATGTTTAAGTTTTGGAATGAAGCAGGTGATGAAAAAGAAAAAGAAGAAATGAGTTTGAAGAAAGCAGTTAAGTCGGTTCAAGGTGATTTCAAAGACAAATTTATTGGTGTTGAATATATCAGTAAAAAAGGTAAAAAGATTATTGATTCTGTAAAAATACCTATAGGTAGAAGAATAAGACAGGCAATAATTACAGAAGCGAAACGAATGGCAGCAAAAGCCAAAAGATTATAAGGAGAAATATGAGTACAGATAGTCACGACAAAGATCACGATCACGATAGGTCTTATGAGAATGAATCTACAAGAGATCATACACCTATGGTACAGATAACATTAAGAGAGTATGATAAACTAAAAGAAAAACAACACTTTATTACTGATAAAGCTATGATTGAAACAATAGATAACCTAGAAAGACTTGTAAGATCATTGAGAAAACACATTGTAAGGACCGAAGTATAATGGACGATAGAGGGCCAAACGATTTAGAAAAGATTATTGATGAGCAAAATAAGACTATTACTCATTTAAAACATGATAATAAGACACTTGCCAGAGAGGTATCTGATTTAATAGAAGAAAAGAAACGACTGCTTGACAATCAATCTAAAAAGTGATATAATAGAACTATGAAAACTATAATGATAGCACTTTTAGTATTATGCTTTACCGCTACTGTGGGAAATACTAATGAAACTAAAACTTATACACCTAAAGAAACGCTGAAAGCGTTTTCAGAAGTACCAGGTAAAATTGCCAAACATATTTCTAATGAGAAACAAGAAATAATTGAATATCAAAAGAAAAGTTGGGCAGACTCAAAGATTCAATTTGCTAAAACAAAGGCAACTATTAAAT